TTTTATCAAGATCGATCTTCGAGAGCTTCCCGACACGATTACCGGCTCCCGGATTGTATGACCACTCAGGAGAGGCGATGTTCTCATGAGTAGCAGTCGATACGCTCCACCCGCGTCGTTTGATCTGTGCTTCGCTCCATGCTCTGACCTCACAATGACATAGCCATGCATTCGGTGGATAGTTATATGCCCACCACGGATCAGTTTTAGGGAGTACAATGCCGTTTTTCGCCTTGTGGCTCATACGCGGATGTTCGGAGAGCCCACCGATATATTGGAGATACGGAAGATCACTCGCCATCTGCTGATCGTACCGCGCGGTGGAGCGGGCGACCATCGTGTTGGTTTTGAAGATCGTTTTGAGTCGGCGACCGCCGATTACGATCTCTTTGACCTCTCCGGTAGAAGGGTTTACGATCTCTTTTTTACCCCACCATCCTTTCGCCTCAAGCGTTGGAATGATCTGTTTTTTCCAATCCTCGAAGCGTGTGCCGTTCGACATCGCTTCAGTGATAGAGCCGTGAATGTCGCTGAGCAGATCCGCGCGGGTTACTTTGGCAACGGTGAACGCTTTATGGTGAGCTTCTCGCTGCATCTCTTTGTAATCAAAAGTGAGCTTGTAGCCTTTGGATCGGAGGTACTCTATCGCTGCAGTGGGTTTAAGTCCAAAGGCAAACGACGGCTTAGGGAGCGGAGGCATTATTAATCCTCTTCGCTCTCACGCTCTACTTCAGCGGTACCGAGAATATAAGAGCTTTGCAACGCCATATCCATCGTGTCTTGTAGCTCTGCGATATCCATCCCCGGATAAGCTGCGTGTAAAAGATCAATCGCCTCTTCGAAACTGTTTGCCTGATCGATTATTTCTACGATTTGAGTTTGAAATGATAGTGCTATCTTGTGGATATCGACACTGTCGCTCAATTCATCAGTCGTTGTGATTGGCTTTGTTGCGCTTAGAGCATAGAGCTTTTGCATCAGTGCGCGGTTCGCTATTTTGGAGGGTTCGATAGCTTCAACGGTGATGTTGTAGGTCTTCTCGATGTACTCCTGTGTTGGACGGTACCCCATTTTAGTGATCCGCTCGTCCCGTTCTGCGAGAGAGAGGTTCGGATCATCTTTATCTTTTAGGGTCACTTCAATCGTGATACTGAGATTGTTGATCGCAATAAATGCTTCAATTACCCGTTCGATCAATACGATAGTCATGTTCTCATCTGCCATCGCTATATCTTCTCGGATGTCATTATGGGTCTCTGCAGCCGCGTAGCTCCCCCCTTTGACGTTCCCGGTTAGATTGCCTCCGAGGATTGCTTCTCGAATCTGATCATCGAGGTAGGCGGTAATCTTGTCAAAGTCACCCGTTTTATCAGCGGTGATGATTTCGATACTATCTTCGGTATCAAGAACTGCCGCATCTCCGGAGAGCATGGAATAGATCTCATCCGCCATAGTGTCTTTATCTCCGTCTGTTTTGCCGATAGCCCACGGTACCCCGTATTTTTCGAGAAACTTAACCCAAAACTGCAACGAAGCGTTTTTAAACTTCACGTACCAAAACAGTGACTCAGCAAGCGGTGTCCCCATCGGGCGGTGGTACTTATCTTCATAGAGAGCATAGACCGCTTTGTGTTCCGGTATCTCTTCAAGTGAACCATACGGTGCGAAGTAGAGAATCTCATTCTTGATCACAAACTGCGTGTAATCACGCTCGATGAGCTTGGGTACCAATACAGCGTCCTGATCACTCCAGTTGATCTCAAAGATAGCCGCACCCTGAAACGGAGCATCAAGAACTTTACGAAGTGTTCCGGGATGAAATACGCCATAGAGTTTATTCGCGATGTCTTCATTATCACTGGTAAAGATGATCTCTTTTTTGAGGGTTGCCGCTTTGCGACTTCCCAATGATGAAATGACCGTAGCATCTCTGCTGATGCGGTCAAGCTCATCACGGCTCATCCATTCATTTTGTATCGGTAGATTGTCCATCATGCTTCGCAGAATATCAACCGCCGGAGCTGCTGCAGCTGAACGTGATTTAGAAGCCGAGGCAGTGGTTTGTTTGGCAGCAAATAGATTTTTAAATGATGGAAATTTCATTATCCTCTCCTATGTGAATTTCGGGGTCGAACGGATCGTCGGTTACTACGGGGGGCAGATACATGCTGTTTCTTGGCGAGCTTGCTGAGGCGATAGGCTCCCGCTAATCCGTCCGGGGCATCATCGTTTTTACCTTCAGGATGATCCTCAAGCTGCTCGATGAGAATAATTTGATCTTCATGGAGTAGAACTTCTCCGTTTTCAATAGGAAGCTCCAGCTCTTCAATACGGGAATCTTTGTTATCGCTATTGTGTATCCCCTTGAGCGGCATGTGTACACCGCGCTCAAATGCCTCTCTTAAGATAAAAGGCTTGAGGTGGAACTGTCCTCCATTCGTCTCTACACCAAAGACCTTGCACCCATAACGTTCTTGCAACGTTACTACCCGCTTGATAATTTCAATTGATCCAATCACTTCATTGATCGATTCGAGGACGTACCCCTTGAGGGCTTTATCATCAACTCCAAAAATCGTAAAGTTTGTAAAGTCGCTCTTTTTTCCGCTTCCTGCCGGATCACACCATCCGTAAATAGTAAGCTGCTTGAGCGGCGGATAAGAGCGCCAAAAGTGCATTGATTCACGCTTGAAGTTTTGGGTGTCTAAACTTGGGTTATTTTGGAGTTCTTTAGCAAATGAGCGAGGCGCCTCGGCTCGTTTACGCATGAGTGTTTCGATGGGAACGGCATCCGGCCATAAAACGCGAGACCCTGCATCCATCTCCGGCTTTTGGCTCATATAAAAATCGTGTGCCTCTTGTGTACCGCGTGATTTGTAGATTTGAGCATACCGTTCCCATAGATCAAGACGATCCGGGAAGGTGATGATTGCTCGGAAGATCTTCGGGTTCCAAAACCCAAGCTTTAATTTACGAGCGAGTACTGAATCGCGGTGTAAGATGGTTCCGATGTAGATGATGTCCATATTGCCATCCACAGAACCGAGGTTAACTACGGCTTCATCTATCCATGCTTCCAGTTTATCACGCTGATCACGGCTGCGGACATTTTCGTCGTTCTCAAGATCATCGATAATGACAAGGTCTACGCGATATACTCCGTGTTTAATACCACGGACACGCTTACCGGAACCAAATCCTTTTACCCGGATACCGTTACGTGTAACGATATCTCCGATCTTCCATACTTTTCCGATTCCGGTTGCATGTGGAAAGTCGGCTTTGAGGTTATCGTTCTCTGAGAGTTCGGCTTTGATCGATTCGATTAGAGTCTCGGTTAGCTCTATCGCATCGGAGAAGATGGTGATGAAGTGCTTGAGGTCATTGACGATACACCATATCACGAACGCTACCGATACGTCGGTGGACTTACCGTGACCGCGCGGCGCGGCGATGGCAAACTTGTAACCCATCGCTGAAGCGGCGCTATTGCTCGTAGAGCATCGATCCGCTATACGATGATAGACACCCTCAAGATGCTCTTGAAGATCCGACTTGCCCGAAAGATAATAGTAATGCGGGAAGTAAGTTGTTCGGAAAAAATGGAAGTCATGGCGTTGACGATCTCTACGTTCGTCTCCCTGCTCTGGAGGAAGTGTGGCATTGGATCGGATCGTCTCTTTTAGATCACTCGTATAATCGCCGATCCATTTGATGTATTCACGGCGGGTGAGCCGCTCTGCCATGTGTTCACTATTGCCATCGGCTAACAGATCGGCTTTAGTATCGATTAGGAGACGACGGAGNTCTTCTTTGTCAAATAGCGACATCGAGTCCATCCCCTATTCGTTCAACGACCTCGATAAACCGTTCCAACATCACTTTGTCACCAAAGGCTTTTAGCTCTTCGGCAATCGCATGGATGACGTGCTTGATGATTCCGTGTTTATAGGCTATCGGGTCTTCATGACGGACGATACCGCGCATTTTGGAAAAGGCATCGGCGAGCTTTACGATCTTATCCGCTTTGTCCTCAGCCGGCATTTTAGAATCGCGCACCTCTTTGAGGGTATCATGCATATATCCGACGAAGTCACTATAGAGATGCTCACGGCGAGGAGAGTCTGCGGCGATATGCTTCTCGGCTCTGAGTACGTCCCAATCATACCCTGCTGCTGCGTCGGCTGATTTGTAGTTTTGGATGGTGCGTTTGCTCGATTCGAGGATAGCGGCGATCTCTTCTTCGTTTTTGCCTACGAGGTATAGAGCTCGTGCTATCTCGATCTTTTGTTCTCGCGTTGCCATCAGTTAAATCCTCTGAAATTGATCGGTCGGGTGCCGTGTCGGAATGCGCTTGAGGTACCTTTGGGCTTTTGCGGTTGGCTCATCGTTGTCGGGATC